GGCATTCGCGCCATCTGGGCCATCTTGCCTTTTGTCTGTGATGCAAGTGCAGTAGTAAGGGGCTGTCAATCGGTTTATTTTTGTGTTAATAACGAACGATTAGGCGGTCAGTCCGCTTGGGGAATATAATGGCGACAACTACCACAACTGCTCAGCAACTCAATCCTTTCATTCAGGATATTCTGGCGCGTAACTATGGAGCCGCACAGCAAGTCGCGGCTATCCCTTATCAGGCATATCAAGGGCCGCGTGTTGCAGGCTTCCGCCCCGCTGAAGAGCAGGCGTTTCAGACCGCGATCAACGCTGCAACCCAGCAAGTTGGGATGCCGCAACTTCAGCAAGCCACCCAAGTTGCTGAGCGTGCTGCCGGATATACGCCACAGCAGTTTCAGCAAGATGTCTCCGGCTTTATGTCGCCGTTCCAGACCAACGTCATCGACGCCACGATGGCTCGATTGGCACAGAACCGCGCCGAGCGTGACGCTGCAACCAAGGCCCAGATGGCCTCATCGCGTGCATTCGGTAACGAACGTCGTGGTGTTTACGAAGCGCAGCTTGCAGGCCAAGAGGATTTGAATACGGCTCAAACGCTGGCGAACCTGTATAATCAGGGATACACGCAAGCCGCTGGGTTTGCACAGGGTCTGCCAGCACAGCAGCTTGCGGGTGCACAAGCCTTGTCTGGCTTCGGCCAACAGGCGCTTGGCAATCAGCAGGCGTATGCAGCGATGCTTCAGGGTACAGGTCAAGCGCAGCGCGGCATGGCTCAGCAGAACCTTGATCTGGCCTACAAGGACTTCCTCGAACAGCGCGGCTTCCCGCAACAGCAGCTTCAGACTTTGCTCATGGGTTCGCAGGGTCTTCCGTCGCCAATGACGCAAACGACAACTCAGCCCGGCCAGTCAACGCTCGGCCAAGTTGGAACGGCTGCGTCCGCGATTGGTACTATTCTCGATCTGTTTGCTAAGAAGGGCTAACTAGATGGCGCTCCCAATGGACAACTTGATGCGTTTGCTGGTTCCAAACCGCACTCCTCCCAGTGGCTCGGCTATGCCTACTATTGCTACGGCGGGGGCTATGCCTCAGATCGCACCAGCCGCACAGGCACAGCCGCAGCTTTCGCCAACGGCAAAGTACATTGCAGATATGCAGGCTCTCATGGGCGGTGGCATTGGCCGCCTGTCAACCGGCGAAAAGATTAGTGCGCTTGGCCAAGTACTTCAGGCTGCGGGTAGCCGTGGCGCTGCTGATCCGGCTGCTGTTCTTCAGAACGTGCGCCAACAGCAGATGCAAAAGCTGAACACGCAATACCAGATTGCGCAGTTGCAGCAGAAGACGCAGCAAGAGCAACAGCAAAAAGCATTTATCAAACAATACGCATCGTCTTTGCCAGAGGGCCAGCGCGGCGTTCTTGAGAATGCAGACCCCGCAGAAGCATTTAAGCTGGTGCAGACAGAAGCGTTCCGTCCGAAACAAGTGTTCAACCGTGACCGCGATCCGGCAACGGGCAATGTGCGACTGACATTTGGCGACGGTTCGTCTGTCGTTACAGATCAGAAGATGCCATCCAAGACACGCGAGATTGACGTTGGCAACGCGGTTGAAATCCGTGACGAAGATACGAACGCACTTGTTATCTCGATACCGAAACAGATGACAGCCTATCAAGCCAGCAGTCTTGCGCTTGACCAGAAACGCTTTGCCCGCGGTGACGGCCGAGGTGACGGTGGAAGCGCGCCGTCGTATCAGTTCCGCGAAGTTGAAGGTGGCGAAATTCTTGGGTTCGATCCTAAAAATCCAGCACGGCAGGTTAGGACTGGCCAAAGAGCGCCAGCATCCGCCAACATCTTTAGCGGTATTCTTACGCCAAAAACCGACACACGAGTTTTTAAATAATAGGAATTTAAATGGCTGAAGTGAAGCCAAAAGGCGCACCAGTATTTCTGGAAATTCCTGCCACTGGGGAGACGATCACTCTTCCCGGCGTAACGTCGCTTAGCAATGACGACGAACTTAAAGCTGCGGCCGATGCTTGGATTGCAAAGAATTATAAAGGCCCCATACTTGCAGCGCCGAATATCGTGCGTGCGCCAGCAGTACCTTTTGACCAAGTACAAGGCGTTGCACCGGGCGAAGAGATTAGAGTTACTGCTAACCGGCAACCGGAACTAACCGCGTATACCCCGACTACAATTACGGGGGGCCTCTACGATAAACTAGCTTCCGGTGTTGCGACTGTAGCTGATCTGCTTCCCGGTTTCGATGAACGCGACGCTGCCCTGTACGGCCAAGATGTAGTCCGAAATCTCAAAACCTTTACCGAAGGTCTACTCGGCGTTGAAGAAACCGAACGTGCTATCGGTGACGTTTTAGTAGGTCGCGGAACAGGTACGGATTATTTAATCGCGGGGGCTACCGCTCTTCCGTTTGTGGCTAAACCACTTCAGGCCGTTGCCACTCGTGTCGCGCCAGCATTTAACGCGGCTGCTAGCCGCTTTGCTACCGGCCCCGGCGCAGTTGCAGAGGAAGTTGCGGCTGCGGTTCCGGAGACTGCGCTCACCCCAGAGATGGCCGCAGTCGCCACGCCTGTTACTCCCGCCCCTGTTGTGCCTCGTACTCGTATGCCCGAAGAACAGGGCATCGCGGGTATTGAAGCGTTAGGCGAAAAAGGCCAGACGCGGCCTATCGCTACACAAGAAGTAACAGACAAAGTTTTGCGCTTTGAGACTGACTACCTCAAAGAGACGGGCCTGTCTCGGCCAGAAAAACTTCCACTTAAAGATTTCTTCTTCATGCACTTCAACGCGGGTACGCTTCCTATGGAGCGCACCCTTGAACTTGCGAAGCAGGCTGGGATTGATCCTGAAGATTTGACGGACTTCGTGGCTGGTTCGCAGCAAACGGCAACCGAAGCGGCGCGTGTTCTTCGCGCCCGCATGGTGATGAGTAGGTATATCCCGAAAGAAGCGGCGGATGTCGCGCAAGCTGGCGTAAAAACGCCGGATGAACTTAGCTTGTGGAAGCGCACGACCGACGCAACGCGTGGCCTCATGGTATCGCAGCTTGCGACGACCATGCGCAACACAATCGGTTCCGTTGCGCGCCTCCCAATCGACATGGCTACTTCACTCACATCGACCGCAATCAACGCAGCTACAAACCCATTTCGGAACGACCCGGTTGGGACGCGTGCGATGGATGCATTTGCTGTTCTTACTGATCGGTTCCAACCCGCACGCAATAAGCAGTTCTACGAACAGCTTCGCACATACTACCCAAAGACTGTTAAAGACCTAAACGCCACATACGCGGCGGATGTTGCAGGGGGTGTGGCTAAAGACAAGTTTGGTAAAGTCGAGAAAGTCGTTAACACCCTTAACTTGGTGAACCGAGTTACCGAAACAACAACACGCAACATGATGTTCCCGGTTTATCTACGCCGGGAACTAACCCGTCGTAACATGAACATCGACGATATTGTAGACACGCAACGTCTCGACGAAATTCCGCAAGACGCCATTGACGCGGCGCTTCGGGAGACGATGGACTTTACCTACGGGGCCGCGCCAAAAACTGATCACGCTATGGGTAAAGTTGCGGATGGCTTTATCCGTACAGTCGAGGCACTTGGCCCAGCAGGTGTGACCATTGCGCCGTTCCCGCGGTTTATGGTTTCTGCTCTGCGTTTTCAGGCCGAGTATAACCCACTGGGTGTGATGCGTCTTGTATCGCAAAAGAACCGCGACGCTATGCGTGCCGGTGATCCTGAAGTTTTGTCCAAGGCTATCGTTGGTTCTGGCTTGTTTGGCGCAGCGTATCTGTTCCGTGACAGCGACGCAGCCGGTGAGAAGTGGAGCGAAGCCAAGTTGCCGGATGGCCGTGTTATTGACATGAAGGCATACTTCCCAATCCCGCAGTACCTTCTCGTCGCGGACCTTGTTAAGCGGTACAATGATGGCAAACTAAACGGCCAAACGCTTGACCAAGCAATCGACGCTAAAGAAATTTTCCAAGCGATAACTGGCTCTCAGTTTCGAGCGGGTACTGGCTTGTATGTTGTCGATGAGTTTATCAAAGACCTTACCGACGCAGGTTCAGACTCCAAGAAATATCTGGATATTATCGGTAAGTTTGCCGCTGATTACGGCGCGGCCATCTTCACCCCGATGCAGACGCTTAAAGATTTTTACGCCCAGTACAATCCAGAAGAAGCCATTTACCGGGATACAAAGGACAGCTTTCTTGGGACACTAACCCGACCAATTCCGGGTGCACAAACTGCTCTCGATATTCCCGTAGCAGAAAGCCCGACACGCGAAGGTCCGATGACCACGGATAACCCAGCACTGCGTCAGCTTCTCGGCGTTACACTCCGCCCGGCTAAGAACATTGTCGAAAGCGAGTTGGATCGTCTGGGTATCGCGCCCTATAAAATGGGGTCAAATACTGGGGATGTTGACACCGACCGTCTTGTTAACCGCGATCTAGGTATCATCGCCGAGCGCGGGATTGCACCGTTGTTGCAGTCTCCTGAGTATCAAAGCCTCGATAACGTCGGCAAGTCCGCAGCAATTAAAGAACTTTATTCTAGAGCGCGTGAAGCTGCCAACGCTAAATTCACCGCAGAAAATCCCGAACTTGCTATTCTGAAGCGGTACAAATCCATGAAACGCGAAGAGCGGATTGTGATAGGCCAACAAGTGCAAGCCCGCACCGGCATGAGCGCGCCCGAACTTCTTCGCCAGTTGAGCAAGGCTCCCCTTATGAAGAGCCAAGAACAGTTTGATGCGTTGCCCGACGGCGCGAAGTATACCGATCCCGGCGACTATAAGGTGTATACGAAAGGCGAGTAATGGCCAAGAAGACTAGCGTTAAAGATATGTCATGGCGTCCACAGCCAAAGTCCAAACGTCGCCACAAACCCGACGGGCTTCGCCATCGTAAGTCTTTGGGGCCACGCAGTCACTTGCGAACTAGCTTCTAATACTATACACATCGCCCATGAAAATATGGGGCGTAGACGTTGGAGCGTTCGGGGCGGTAGCTATTCTGGATAAGGATAGTCGAGAACTTGTCATCATCGACATGCCTACCTTAAAGGTCAAGCGCGGGCCGCGTGTCGTCAATCAGGTTGATGCACACATGCTGGCCGATAGCCTGCGCCCGCACATGACTGGCGAGATCAAAGCCCTTATCGAGAAGGTTCACGCCATGCCGGGCCAAGGTGTGTCGTCGATGTTCAGCTTCGGCCGAGCAGCGGGTATCGTCGAAGGCGTGCTTGCTGGCCTGTCTGTATCTTTTGAGTTGATACCGCCTGCGACTTGGATTAAGTCTATGCGCACGTTCGGAGGGAAGGACGGTAGTCGGCAGCGGGCACAAGAGTTGTTCCCGGATTACGCTCATCTCTTCGCACGAAAAAAGGATGACGGCCGGGCCGAAGCTGCGCTTATCGCTTGCTACGCCGCCGAGAGGGAAGACGATGAACCATCTATTCGATTACCAAAAGGTCGGCGCAGACTTTCTCTGTAAGAACCCCGCCGCGTTCCTTGCCGATGAGCAGGGCCTTGGCAAAACACTTCAAGTTATCGCAGCGTGTGATACACTCGGCCTGACAAAGGTCGTCGTGATCTGCCCCGCCATCGCCAAGATTAACTGGCGTCGTGAGTTCGAGCGATGGGGGACCGTCGAGCGCGAAGTCAAAGTCTTTAGCTATGATAAAATCACACAGTCGAAGGAGGTCCGCAATGAGATTGCCAAGTTTGAGCCAGACGTTCTCGTTCTAGACGAGGCACATTTTTTGAAGAACCGCCAAGCAAAGCGAACAAAATATATCTATGGTCCGTATTGTCGCGGCGACGGTCTTGTTCGTTTTGCGGATCGTGTTTGGCTTCTCAGCGGCACACCAATTCCGAACAACGTCAGTGATTTTTGGTCACACTTGAAGGCGATTTGGCAGTATCCTCTGAACTTCGCCGAATACACAACGTATTTCTGCAAGACATGGAGCGGCCAGTTCGGTCTTCAAATCCTTGGCAACAAGGCCGAACGCATGGAAGAGTTTAAGACCGTGCTGAAAGCAATCATGCTGCGCCGCAAGGGTGAGGTTGTGTTGAAGGATTTACCCCCGATCTGGTGGCAATCCGCACCCGTCGAGATAGATAACTGGAGCGACAGGAAACACATCGACGACCCACGCCAAGCCGAAGCGGTCGATATGATCCTCGCGCATTCGCTGACTAATCAGGACTTAGCTGCGGAGATCGAGAGCATCGCCCCGCATATCGCGTCATTAAGACGGCTAACAGGTGTGGCCAAGGCAGCGCCCATCGCCGCACAGATAGCGGGCGAATTGGCTGATGATGCCTACGACAAGATAGTCATCTTCGCCTACCACACCGACGCGATACAGACGCTTTACGATAGGCTGAAAGACTTCAACCCTGTGGTAGTCGCAGGCGGTATGCCAACAGCCGACCGTCAAGCGGCGATTGACAACTTCCAGACCGACCCGAAGGTGCGGGTATTCATCGGCCAGATCACCGCATGTTCTACGGCGATTACGCTGACAGCCGCAAGTCAGGTGGCGTTTGTCGAGATGGACTGGGTTCCGGCGGTGAACGCACAGGCGGCTAAGCGTTGCCATCGCATCGGCCAGACAAAGCCCGTCATCGTGCGGACGTTTGGCCTTGTCAATTCTGTCGATGAGATTGTAGCTAAGACCTTAGCCAAGAAAGCCCAGATGATCTCTGAGGCTTTAGATTGATAGGGGCGGCTTTAACGTACCGAAGTAAGCGCCCGGGAAAGCCCAGACCTACCGCCCCTACCTAGAAAAGCCGGGGCGACTTCCAAACTCCCCGGCCCTTCCATTTCACTTAAAGCAAATCGTCAAGGTCCGAGATGTCTGCGGACGGACGCTCCGTCGCAGTGAACTCGTCCGCAGCGGACAGACGGCCATCCATACGAGGACCGTCCGCCACCTTCTGAAGATTGCCGAGAGAGAACGCAACACCGTTGTTGCCGTTCACGCTGTACGCATAAGCGCGCAGCGAGGCACGGACCTTCGCACCGGGGTAGATTTCTTTAGGGTCTGTAATCGGAGCGGGCTTGCCGTTCTCGCCAGCAAACTTGCTGACAACACCGGGGGCCTGCTTCGACTTGACGTTCATGAAGATCGAGCCTTCTGGATAGCCCTTCTCTTCGCCGTCGTTGCGGAAAGGCATACGGATTTTGCCGCCTTCCATCAACGATTTAGTCTTGTCTCCCCACTTCTCCTTGGCCACAGCAGCGGCCGTTGCCTTGAGTTCGGACATGTCAGTGCCGTCAGGGAATACAAGGCAGCAAGAATATACTGGCTCGCTTGCACCCGGAGGTGTCTGTGGTTCGAACACATGCGGATAAGAGATGATTGCTTCTGGTGTAATAACTTTTGACATCGGTGTTTCCTTATTCAACGGTGAAATCGTCTGCGGCCAACGAGGCTACAGCCGGACGGTTATCTGTATCAGCGACCATTGATGTGCCGGATGATACAGCTATGACGAGCGATGCGGGTAAGTTCTTCTTACCCACAACACGCTCGATCTGCGGTGGCGACTTCAACTTCTTTTCGTAGATGTCGTCGTCATCGAGACCTTCTTGTGTGGCCCAAGCCACAAACTCTTCTTCAACACGCCAGCGGCGGGTCGGTCGTTTCTCAACCAGCTTGTAGCCGGGAAGACCGCCACCAGTTTCCAACAAGCTATTAGCGTGGCGGCGTAGAGATTTAATCCACTCTTCGATCAGCGGAACCCTTTGCAGATAGTCCGCGACTTCCTGTGGGGTTAGGTCGTTGACGGTTCGTACTGTACCGAACTCGTCTTGTGCGACTTCAAGGGCGTTGTTGCGCAGGGCCGAACAAGTCCCCGCTGCCAGACAAAACTTGCAATGATCGCCAGAGATGCGTGGTGCGTCCGGCTTCAACGACGCATACGCTGCGTCAATAAGTTCTGTGCCGAAGTCCATAATATCGTCACGGCTGTAGCTGTATTCCCGCACAGGCCCATCGGGGTGCATGGCGCGTGGCTGTACCACAACCGTCACAACCTTGTTGACCGGAGCCTTCTCGCCAATCTCTAATATGCCACCGAGCGCATAATATTTAAGCTGCTCGTTGTCCGCGACTTCGACTGCTACACCTTGGCCGTGCTTATAGTCGATGACGTACAGCGTTCCGCTCTCTTTGCCGTAGATGATGCAGTCGGCCGTGCCGAACATCGGCATGGGCGGATCAAGTTTATCTAGGCTGAAGCGTTTCTCATAGCGGCAGATGCTTGGTTCCGATGCGGCCACATCTCGAATGTAGTCGATGTAGACCTGCACCGCACGCGCCATGTTGTCGTCAACCTTGTGGCCGTTATGCTCTTGGCCAATGAAGGCGAAGGCATCTTCATGTCCATTGACCAAGCAGAACTCACCCAGTTCGTGCGCAGCCGTACCAAGTTCGGCGTAAGGTGAACTCTCGTTAGGGAACGGAGCCTCGGCGTTGAGTGAGCCGGGGCAATTGATGCGGCGCTTCGCATTGGACGCGCCAAACTTTGCGTGTGCTGTCATTTGCGGTATCTCTTCCCTTCCTTACCCTCAGCATTTATCGGGCAGCCTTCCGCCCATGCCGGAACTCGTGTCATAATGTCAATCATTTCGTCAAGCGAACCAAAATTATCTGGCACTTCGCAGATGATTTCATCGTGGACGGACAGGATGACATTGTAGCCCTTGACTTCCAACGCCATCATGGCCGTGGCCATCATGTCGCGGGCGGTTGCTTGCACCACGTTCTCCGTCAATAGGCCACCCCAGATAATCTGGGATACCCACTGACGCGTCACACTATTCAGCGTATCGACTTGGGCTGTGTCGCGCATTGCGCCCCAAGGTGTCTCTCGCTGAATGATGCGCGGATTGTGGTAAGTAAGCGACCGCCCGCTAGGTAGTAGAAGCGGGACCGTCCCAACACGGCCCGCCCCCTTCACCATCTCTACAAAGTCTTGTTCAACATCGCGCCAGTATTGCGCAATCTTATTGTTCTTCTCACGGTAGACGGACACAATGCGCTTGGCTTCGTCCTCGTCTACCTTGATGCCCATGCTGGCGCACTGCTCGGCGAAGCGTTTGCCGCCCATGCCATAGCCGCAGCCTAGTGTGGCCATTTTACCAATTTGTCGTTGATTATCAGTTACTTGCTCTGGCGGTGTGTTGTAGATGGCGGACGCCATTTCTCTGTACACGTCTCCGCCATTTCGGAACGTCTCAACGAGATCGTGCTGTCCCGCTACCCACGCAAGGACGCGGGCTTCAATCGCTGAGTAGTCGGCGAACATAAGTCGGTGGCCTTCGTCGGCTACCAACATCGAACGCAACAGGTCAGACGCCAGAACTGTTCCCGCCCCATGTTCCGAGACATCCTCATCCGCTTTTAGTTTGGCGATGATATCGTCCAACTCGTCTTGTTTCTTTTGCGGACGTGGGAAGTTCTGCGGCTGCACCAACCTGCCCGACCAGCGGCCAGTTGCTGCGCCGTGATAGACAAGAAGGCCACGCATCCGTCCGTCCGCGTTGACCGCGTGCAGCATCGCGTCATACTTGGCCGTGCTGGACTTGGCTCCGTTCTGCCGGAGTTTCAGAACCTCGCGGATAACAGGGTGCATCCGGTCAAAGGATAACAGCCGACCAACGGTCTGCTTGTCAACGGACTTGGCTTGAATGCCATGCGCGTTGAGCCACGCTGTCAGTTCCATAGCGTTTGTTGCGGCTTTGACTTGCCCCTTAGTGAGGCGCTGTATCTCCGCATCAATTTCTACGCGGGCATTCTCAGCCAGTGCCTTGACGCGGTTCACAAGGTCAACGTCGAGGGCCACGCCTCGGTCGTTGATGCGCTGATCAAGTTGATAAAGACGACGCTCCGCGTCCGGCATCGCGTGCAGTGTCTCGGCGACGGACAGTTCCGTTCGTACATCTTGGCGACAGTACGCTATTAGCGTATCGAGTTTATCCTTCGTGTCCCACCATGTGTAGCTGCCGTCGGCGTTCACCTTACGCGGCCGTGCCATCCGGAGCATAAGGGCCGCGCCAGTCTTGTCCTTCTGTTCTTCAACGCCAAGGACCGCAGCCGCTTGGCCTAGTGAACGAGGCAGACCCATCGCGCTGGCCTGCGCCATCGTGCAGCGCCATTGCTTAATGTTGGTGCGGGGCCATTGATAACGGCCGACCATGATCTCGTTCCAGATCGTGCGTTCGAACTGACTATTCCACGCCGAGAGCAATCCGCCCGCCATAATCCAATCTTCAAGATAGGTATCTCGTTCATCGCCCGGCTGCCATACCAGCACGTCGTCAGACCACGGAGCCTTGTATGCCATGCACCAGATGTCGGTTGATGGGTCAGCGGCGTACTTATAGACGCCTGTCTTGCGGAGATCGACGGCGCTGCGCGTCTCGAAGTCGATGCTAACTACCATGCTCTTCCCTCTTTTTTGTCGGTATCACGTTTGCTTTCCCTATAGCTGGCACAAAACGCATAGCGCCGTCAACTAAAAAAAGTTCTTGCGTTCGATATTCAAACTGTGCCACCCAAGAGAGATAGCAAAGAAGTAAGGGAGATCATGGACAATAGTTTTACCCCGTGGCGGTCGGAAGAGGACGCCATACTCATAGAACTTTACGAGAATAAGCTGACGCACGCGCAGATTGCGCAGGCGCTCGGCCGTTCAATCGACGCGATTGATGGTCGGCGTAGAAAGCTAGGGCTAAAGCGTGGCGTCGTCATACGCAGGATGCCACCGCCGGATGACTTAATAGAACTGGCGAAGACCATGAACCAGACGCAACTCGTTAAGCACTACGGTCGTGCTAGGTCGGTGGTTTCCCGTTGGATGGAGGAACTCGAACTTACGGAGATCGTTGTCGATCCACGCGGAACGGTGAAGGCCATCCCGCATAACTTCTGCAAGATGGCCCCGACCATGACCCGCGCCGAACTGATGCGGTTATATAACACCGACCGCTTAACCGTTATGGGTTGGCTTAAAGAAACAGGGCTGTCATCGATGTCGAGGGTGGACTGGCTCGCACAAAACGCTAAGCCTACTCCGCTCAAGATTGAGGAAGACGGCGAAGTTGCACGGCGTGAGTTTAGCGGCCGGGCAAAATTAGTTGCGGCCGAGGCTGCGCGTTTTCTTCGCCGCTACCATGCGTCAGTCCATCGTGCGGATATAAAAATGTATGAGCATTCGCCGCACACATGGGGCGACGTTAAGAATGTGCCGCATCGTGGCATCAATCAGTATTACGTCGCAGGGAAAGGCGTGATGTGGCTCGACGACCTCATCGCCTACGCTGAGACAAAAGGTTTCATAATGAAGGAGTTAACTTAATGACACGTCCAACAAAAACTAATGAAGAGAAACCGCCTGTCGTGAACGAGAAAGACGCAATCATTGCGTGGCTTCGCACTGGCAAGATGAATATGTTTGAGCGCAGCACACGTTGGCTGGCGGATCGGATTGAAGCAGGGGATCATTTGAAATGAGCGTCCACTTCTCCAGCGCGACTGATTTGTGGGCAACGCCGCAGGACTTCTTTGACAAGCAGAACGCAATCTATAGCTTTACGCTGGACGTATGCGCGACCGCTGACAACGCGAAATGCCCGCGCTATTTCTCTGAAGCCAACGATGGGCTGGCGCAGCCGTGGACAGGCGTTGTTTGGATGAACCCGCCATACGGCCGCACAATCGGGCGGTGGATGAAGAAGGCATACGAAAGCAGCCAAGCAGGCGCGACCGTCGTCTGCCTCGTTCCGGCGCGGACTGACACCGCATGGTGGCACGACTACGCCATGAAAGGGCAGATTGAATTTATCCGTGGGCGGCTGAAGTTTGGTAGCGCCAAGAACAGCGCACCATTTCCGTCCGCGTTAGTTGTATTTAGCAAAGGGAAGAACAAATGAAACAGGTATTAGCAGCACAACTGGCCGAGTGGATCGCCAACAACACACATGGCTACGCCAAACGGATCGCTAACAGAGTTTATATCGAAGGCAAGATTGATGCCTACGACCTTCTGCTCTATGCACAGTCGCTTCTGGCTGACAGAACCACGGCGCAAATCCATGCAGACAACAATATCATTTACACTGGCCGTTCTTACTTGGATCGCGCCGACATCGTTCCGCTCAACATTGCGGTTGAAGGCGCTGACGCCGAAGGGGATTAGTAATGGACAAGATAAGATGGAAAGACGAAGAACAAAAAGTGGACTTCGTTCCAGTATTCATCATCGGTTTTGAAGAAGAGTTTGACCGCGGCGTAATAATATCGACCTCCGTGTATAAACTGATAGCCGAAGCAGGGCATGATGCCGAACTCTATATAATAGACGCAGCGGTAGACATGCTGATGCAGAAGCGGGACCAAATTGAAAAGAGGGATTTAAACTAATGAAATTTAAGACACTGTATGAGGTCGGGTTCACCGACCTTGTGTCGGTAATTCCGCCAAACGCGGAACTATCTGCCATGTCCAAAATCCAAGCGGATCAGGCAGGCAAAGCACCCGGTCGGCAGAATGCGCAGGGCACATGGGGCGGCTACGGCTGGCAGGACTATGTGCCGACGCCGAATGATGTTGAACGGTGGGACCGCAGCCACGCTAATATCGGCTTGAAGGCAAGCAAATATCCTGCGGTTGACATTGATGTTGTTAACGAGGGGCTGGCTAGGGTCATTGGTGATATGGCGGTGAAGGCATTGGGCAAAGCCCCGATGCGTATCGGTCGTTTCCCCAAGCGATTGTTCATGTATCGCACCGACGAAAAGATCGGCCGGATGCAGGTGCGGTTCCGTGATGACAGGGGCGTCGAGCAGCTTGTAGAATTTCTAGGTGACGGGCAGCAGTACGTCATCGCAGGTATTCACCCTATCACCAAGGAGCCATACAGTCTTGATGTGGACCTGACGCAACGTGGCCCTGCCGGGTTGAAGAAGGTCACGCGGGAAAAGATTGAGCAGTTCTTTGCGGACCTGACGGAGACGTTGGAGATGATGGGCTGCGAGATTATCCACGCGGATAAGACGGCGCAGAAGGCAGTCGAGCGGCAGTCGGTCGATCAGGTGTCGCTCACCGCGCCAAGCATTACACATGTGGCCGCTGCCGTGGCTGCCATCCCAAACAAGACTGAGCATTTCCCTGACCGCGATGACTATATCCGTATGGGCTATGCCATCAAGGCGGCGTGTGGCCCAGACCATGAGCCGGACGCGTTCGAGATATTCGCATCTTGGGCCGAGCGTTGGGAAGACGGGGTTAACTCGCTCGATACTATCGAAGCGGACTTCGGCCGTATGCACCCGCCCTATGAGTTGGGTTGGGATTGGCTGGCCGGTAAGGCTGTAGCCTTCGGCTACAAACGCGAGGTCGATGAGTTCGATGTGACGGACTTTGACGACGACGACTTCGGCATGGTGGCGTCTGCGGGTGAAACGCCGATTGAGTATAGCGACATAGCTCTCGCGCAGCGCGTTGCTCGGCTACACGTTTCGGACATCCGATACGTTGTGGGCGGCATGGGCTGGGTCGCATGGGATGGCAACAAGTGGGCCAAGGACGTGGCGAACAAGCACCTGTCCATTGTGCGCAAGGTCTGCGCGAACGCGTCGGCCGAGGCGTTGCAGAACATTGAAAGCCCGCAAAAGGGTGAGAGAATTGCTCAACGTGTGGCGTCATACAATGTGATTGCAAACGTGGCGAAGCTGGCTGCGGTTGAGCCGTCGATGCAGGCCACGACGGAGCAGCTAGACGCGGACATCTATATCCTCAACACCCGGTCGGGTATGGTGGACCTGAAGACAGGGGAGTTGCTTCCTCATGACCGTTCTCGCATGTGCACAAAATGCACATCGGTCGAGGCGGACTTCAGCAAGCCAGCCCCGCAATGGCAAGCGTTCCTCAATGAGGCGTGCAACGGTGACAGTGAGTTAATCACTTACCTTCAAAGGTTGGCTGGGTATTCGGCGACGGGATCTACGAAGGAGCATGTGCTTGCTTTCGCCCACGGGTCCGGCGGCAATGGCAAAGGAACCTTCCTTGGAGCGATAGGCAATATCCTTGGCGATTATGCCACCGTGGCCAGTGCGGACGTATTCTTGGCGTCGAACAATCAGCGACACCCCACAGAGTTGGCGTCGTTGATGGGTGCGAGGCTCGTGCACGCGCAGGAGATTGACCCGTCGCGCAAGTGGGACGAAGCCAAGGTGAAGTCGCTTACTGGCGGGGACAAGATCAGTGCCCGCTTCATGCGGCAGGATAACTTTGAGTTCACGCCGCAGTTCACGCTTGTGATTGCGGGCAACACGAAGCCAGAGATTACTAACGTAGATGACGCTATGCGTCGGCGTATGCACCTGATCCCGTTCGAGACTAAGCCTATCGTCAAGGACATGGACCTGCCCGATAAGCTGAAGGAGGAATACCCCGCGATCCTAGCATGGATTATCGAAGGCGCTAAGGCTTGGCTGTCTGAAGGGTTGAACCCGCCAAAGGTCGTTATCCAAGCTACCGATGAGTATCTCGCAGGAGAGGATGCATTGGCCCGCTGGATTACGGAGCGTTGCGTGGCTGGCGATGACAATGAAATGACTACCATCGAGGCGTTCAACGACTTCCGCGACTGGTGCAAGGATAGCAACGAGGCAAAGGGCAAGGATTGGTCGCAGCGTAAGTTCAACAACGAGATGAAGATACGGGGCTATGACCCCACAAGGGACCGGGCGACACGAACGAAGCGTGTGTTCCGTGGCCTTGAACTTCTCATTGGCGATGAAGACTATATGGTCATCAACGCCATGATAGATGAGCAGTCGGAGGATTTCTTCGGCCTTGAGATTAACTTCAAAGCAGATGATGGGGAGGACGTGTAATGTATGGGAACGATTTTATGCGGTATAAGGATGTGAGGGATGCGCTTAATCAGACGTGTAACGAGCGCGTTCGGGTTGATGACGAGGCGGTCGATGTGGTCAATAGCCCTCCGCACTATAAGTCCGGTGGCATCGAGGCTATCGAAGGGATCGAAGCGTCGATGGCTCCGGAGGCATATGCTGGCTACCTCAAAGGTTCGGTCACAAAATATTTGTGGCGCTATGAAAAGAAAGGGAAGCCGTTAGAGGACTTGAAAAAGGCCCGGTGGTTTCTCGATAGGCTCATAGCCGCGCAGGAAAAGATGTGCAGCCAAGATTGAAACGCGCACATATATGTTGGCGCTGTAAAATTGAGGGGGCATAGCGCCCCCTCTTTTTTTATAGTAAACCCGGCGCGTTGTAGCCCGTTGCGTGCTTAAAAGCGGCTCGTGCCTCTTCCGGTGTCTTAAAGCGGCCTAGGAATACGCGCTCGCCCTTAACAATGGCGTTAGCTTCAAACAGCGTCACACCTGCTTTGGCGAAAAAGACACGGCCAACGCCATGCGCAGGAGCACGGTCAGTGTTACGGGGCACAGGCTTGCGCGTGATTGGGTCGCGGTTACGGAGCGGAGCGTGGACTGCTAAATTGTCCCAGCGGTTGTCCAGTTTGTCGCCGTTGACATGGCGGACAGGGTGCTGTGGCCATTCGCCTGTTACGAGGTTCCAGATAATCCGATGGGCCATGATATACGAACCGTTAAACTTTACGTTGTAGCCGTTAGCTACCGCCGTGCCTGCTGGGCGTCCGGCGGGGAGTGATCCTCTTGGCTGGCGGTAGGTCAGCGCCCCGGTGTCGGGGTCGTAGTCGAATGTCTCTTTCAAAGTCTGGTATATGGTCACGCAAAATCCTTTCGGGCCGGGTTGGGCCGGGTTTATAAAATCCGTGCACGGTTTGGCGTGTGCGGAAACCCGCAGAAAACAGCCATCGGTGCACGGTTGGGCCGGAAGTGCCGACCTTTTCCTACCAAGAGCCCTTATACACGGGGTATTTATATATATAGTATATAATATAGTATTAGTAAATACCCAAAATGTATAGGACGTTATTAGAAAAACCATGCACTTCTGGCCCAACCATGCACGGATGGCGGAAAACAGCCATTTTTAAGAAGGCCAAACCGTGCACGGATTTCTTTAAACCCGGCCCGAAGAGGGCAAACCATGCACGGATGGCAGTTTTCCGTTAATCGTCGTCAAACACACCCGGCAAGTCGTCCGCATCGAGGTTATGCGAGCCGACTTGCTTTGGGGGTGTGATGTCTATGGTTATTTCTTGGTCTATGGCTTCATGAGGATCATGTGGGTTAGAGGACGCCAAGTTTAGCTGGCGCAGTGCATCAAGGTGGAGTTGGTTCACGTTGACTTGGACCGCTGTGGTCGGCTTGGCTTGGAACTTGTCAGGAGCAGCAACACCAGCCAGCCATTTGCGTGTCTCGATCTTGAGCCTGTCAGCGTTGGCCGATGTGCTGTCCGAGGCGTCGGCAATGTCGAGGCACTCGTCCGCCCATTGGTCAGCCGCGATTGTCCGGGCCTGCCTGAACCGTTCCTCTCGGTCTGGGTCTTTGCGTATCCAATGATAGAGCGACAGGTTGCTGATGTTCAGTTCGCGGGCAAGGCCAGCCATTGTCAGGCCGGATGCAATCTTCTCCAGCAAAACAGTCTCGCCAACCTTGTCTAAGTTCGACGCAATCGTGCGTCGTTTAATATGTCCGGCCATGTCTTATCCTTTGTATAGTTCTATAAGCCCATATAAAGCCCATAGAGAGGCATAGAGGGCGATTGCTAGGTAACTATCCCGATTGTAGCTATGCACGCTCCAGACCCCTTAGAAACGTCTCTAAGAGGATAGAGACCGGAGCGGGCACAGACCGACCGCCTTGCTCATAGTATCGGATCGACCTTTCGGACAGCCCAATCTTATACGCAAGCTGGCCCTGCGTCAGTTTGAGCGTCTCGCGTGTTGCTTTAAATTCGTCGCTTGTCATTTCAGCATGTCCTTTTCTGCATCTTCTATCAATTCAATGGGCGGCCAGCGCAGATAGTTTACGTGCTCGGCGGTTATCACGCCCAGAAACTCCAGATATTCCATCAGGCGGTAGGCCAAGGTGGCGCTTGCGCGTTCGGTGTAGTTTTCAAACGGCTCTTCGTCGTCGTCTATCATTTGCTTTGCTCCTGCTCTCTAAGGCGCTTGGCTTCTGCGAAGGTGAGGCCCTGTGAGTTTCGAAGTGGCCAAGCCTTGTCTGAGGACACGCGGCCCTTGCGGCCTAATGGCGCGGCTTGTGGTCTAATCATGCTGCGACCTCCAAGCCAAGCAGGCCAATGACTTCATACAGTTCGGCGCATTCCATGCCGCTTGCGACGCATACGTCCACAAGCCCGCGCAGTGACGGCTCCAGCATATCCAGCGCGTGAAGGTTTTCAACGCTGTCATCATATAGCCTGCCCTCATTATTGACGGCGTTACCCATTATCACGCAATCACGGCTATGTAGTAGCTCTTTGACGGTGCGAAATATGTCCTTGTTCATGATTTTAGTTTCCTTTCAATGTGTGAATGATTGACCATATCGCCAGCGCGCCAGCGCCAGCGAATAGGGTTAGGGCGGCGAGGTGGGCTATCATGCTGCCAGTTCCTCTTCGTCGTCCCATGAGTCGGGGTCGTCTGACCAATCGGTGTAATAGGTTTGCGTGTCGCCCTCGCCATAAAGTTCTAAAAACTCTTCGGGCGTGACGTGTTTGTGTAAGCATGGGTCGGAACAATAATATTCTGCGCCGCCCTCAATGACGTATCCCTCATTCATGCCTTGTTTGCATTCGTCGCACTTGCGGGCGTATCTGATACCGTCGATAATCATGCTACAGCCTCCGCCGGTGCGTAATGGTCGCGCAGCGCGTCCCAATCGACGGTGTTAAGGTCAAGCATATCCCAAATGAAACCGGCAACGGTGCTGTCCTTACCGATTAGGCTATAAACATCCTCTTCGACCATATCGCGCAAGTATTCGGGGGAGAAGTCAAAGCCATCCTCCGCCAATTCTGCCCACTGGTCGCCGAACCATACGTTTACTGTCCAAGTGTTGGCATTGCGCCATCCGTTGCATGAAATATCTGTCATAATCTTACTCCCTCTAATTGGCACTAGCGCCATCCTCGCGGCGGATTGCTCCGCCGTCCGGTGGTGTTAGGCGTCAACTAATTTTGACGCGGTGTTTAATGCGCGGGCCGCGTCGCGGTATCCTTCGAGATACAGCCAAGTAATAGCGGCATCGGTGTCTGCGAAGTATCGAAGGTGTTTCACCTTTTCATCGCTTAGCAAGAATTGCCCGTTGCTTTGCCAGCCGTGCCAATCGTTATGCGTGAATGTAATCATCTCTTTACCTTTCCACGTCTACAGTTGCCAGCCAAGCGTTAGCCTTGCCGATATAGGTTGACGCTACGTTGCTGTAGCAAGCCGCGTAAACGCGCCGCCACTTGCCTTGCCACTTGACCTTATAGACTGTCGGTATCTGCGACCCGTAGCCTGTGGCGGTATAGCTAAGGCCGCGCTTGTGATGTGGCAGCGGCGCTTCAATAACGTCAACGTTAATAGTTTGACGCGGTTCATTGCCCGCGCCGAAATGTAGCCAAGCGTTCATGTCACTTCCCCTCTTTATTGTTGCGGCAAGCATAGGCGAAACCCGCCAACATACTCACTAACCATATAAACGCGAATGCGTTAAACGGTATATACTGTGATAAATCAAAAGCCATTTGGTTACTCCCCTTGTGTTGCATAGTTAGAGACGAAAGCGTTGCACCGCTTATATTCGCGGGCCGATAGCCACAGCGCCGAATGGTCGATTGCTACGTCAAGGCGGGCCAGCCTATCGGCGAAAGGTATGTTATGGCGTTCAAGGTTAGCGGTGTAACGTTGAAACGCTGTAAGGTTAGCTAGTCGCATTGTCATTCCCTCTTTTGTTGTGACCAGGTATTGATAGGAACAATGTGCCGGTGTCGTCAATCACTCAATTGTTAACAATTGTCAACAATGAAATCACATTCGAATGTGATTGCCTCGCCTATATATTATAAAGCATCCGGAACATGGTTCCGCTTTACCGTGGTGGATAGGCACCGCCGCGTCTCCGTTTTCGTGCGTCTCCGAACCCCTTTGTCCGCTTACTAAAACACTGTTACAGTCTGAAACCCGCAGAAATGCGTGCTTTATTACATATAGGGGGGAGGGGGTGCTTTAAATTTGACCCCCCCGCCCCCGCCCTTGCGCGGGGGGCGTGTGCGTATAACCTGATAGACACCGAAATGTAGCCCCTACCCCCCTATACCCTTGTATTTAACATAATGCCGTCCAAAAAATTTCTAACTTTTTGCTTGCCAAACTGTAACAATAAATTGTAACAGCGATGGACAACAAAGAACGGGAGAAATACGTTGGCAGTTTATGGATACACTCGCGTCTCGACTGAAGACCAGATTGAGAACACATCGCTCGAAGACCAAGCCCGCCAAATTCAAGGCATCGCGCTCACACATAATTTGGAACTGATGCACATCTATGAAGAACGCGGCGTCTCAGGTGGTGTCCCACTGCTGCGCCGAGAAGAAGGCTGCAAGCTGGCGTTCCTCCGGCCCGGCGATACCGTTATAGTATCGAAGCTAGACCGTATGTTCAGGGACGCACGGGACGCACTAAACGTGATTGCCGACTGGGAGACGGCGAACATTAATCTCATCATCAACGGCTACGGCAATGTGATGGACAAGGCCAACCCGAACGGACGCTTCATGCTAGAGATCATGGCCGTCTTCTCCGGCGAAGAGCGCCGCCGTATCAGAGAACGTGTCACCGCCGGTAAGAGAGCGAAGAAGTCACAAGGTGGATACGTCGGTGGCAAAGTGCCATTTGGATTTAAGAAGTCAGGCACAGGCCGCAAGGCCAAGCTGCACCCAGAACCAAACGCGCAGGACGCATTGATTACAATGAAAGCCGCACGCGTTAAAGGCCATAGCTACCGCGATATTGCTATTATCGTAGCAAAGCGTCATGGTATCACGGTCAGCCATCAAACAATCGCACGCGTAATCAGGGGAGATAAGAATGACGAAATCTGAGCCGAACTTCTTTCTGGAGTTTTTGAAGAAGTACCGCGATGATCCCGTAGGGTTCGTGCGCGATATTCTACGAACGAAGCCAGACCCTTGGCAAGTCGAGTTTCTCAAAGCGATTAGTTCAGGCGAGCGCCGTATCTCCGTGCGATCAGGCCACGGCGTCGGCAAATCGACAGCCGCAAGCTGGGCCATGCTGCATTACTTCCTGACGCGGTATCCGGTGAAGGTAGTTGTTACAGCGCCGACATCCGCACAGTTGTTCGATGCGATGTTCGCGGAACTGAAGCGATGGGTGAACGAACTGCCTGAAGTCTTGAAGGTTCTGATCGAAGTCAAGGCCGACCGTATTGAGTTGAAGGCCGCAGCCAGTGAAGCGTTTATCTCCGCCCGAACGAGCCGAGCCGAAACGCCCGAAGCCTTGCAGGGTATCCACGCCGACAACGTGCTGCTCGTCGCAGACGAAGCGTCCGGTATACCTGAAAGTGTATATGAAGCTGCGTCCGGTTCTATGTCCGGCCACAATGCGACGACGCTTCTTCTCGGCAACCCTACGCGAAACACCGGATTATTCTACGATACGCACAATCGTCTGAAGGGCGAATGGAAAACCTTCCATGTTAGCTGCCTCGACAGCCCGCGTGTGTCCGATGCGTTCGTGCGAGAGATGCAGTTGCGCTATGGTGAAGACAGCCCGGCGTACCATGTTCGCGTTCTTGGTAACTTCCCGCCGCGTGAAGAAGATACGGTTATCCCGGTTGAGTTGATCGACAGCGCCATGAACCGCGAGATTAAGATTAGCCCAACCACAAAAAGCGTATGGGGCCTAGACGTAGCGCGTATGGGTTCGGATGCTTCCGCACTCGCTAAGCGGCGCGGCCCGGTTGTTGAAGAGATACAGACTTGGAAAGGTCTGGACCTGATGCAGTTAACAGGCGCAGTCGTGGCCGAGTTTGAGGCGCTGACGCCATCGGAGCAGCCAGTCGAGATACTGGTCGATAGTATCGGATTGGGTGCTGGTGTCCTTGACCGTCTGCGCGAACTGGGTCTGCCAGCGCGTGGGATCAACGTCGCGGAAAGTCCTGCGATGAAAGGGACTTACGCCAACCTACGCGCCGAGTTGTGGTTCAAGTGTAAGGGCTGGCTGGCGAACCGTGACGTTAAGATACCGAAGGACGAACAGTTGTTCGCCGAGTTGGCGGGTCCGCGGTACACCTTTACGTCGTCGGGCAAGATGCAGGTCGAAAGTAAGGAGAGCATGAAGAAGCGCGGGCTTTCATCGCCGGATAAGGCGGATGCGCTGTGCCTGTGCCTCGCCACCGATATATCAACTATCATGCACGGATATTCGATGGCCAACAAGTCTGGGGCCTTACGGCGGAACATAAAGGGGATTGTTTGACATAGACTAAAGATGTGATATATTTGTGTTGCTCGGCAGGTTTTTTCTCTCCCTCTTCCTGCCGGGCATCATGGGGTGTGCGAGGTTTTGCCACCGGTAATAGCGACTGAACGATATGATGTAACTCCTGCATTTCGTTCTAACCGCGCCGCCACCCCACTTTTTTTGCTTTTCTGCGAACTTTAGGTTATAGACGGCCAAAGGGAGCATACCCGTGGAATTAAAGACTTGTCCGAAATGCGGCGAAGAAAAGTCGATTGACGACTTTTATTTCCAAAGACGCGTCTGTAAGCCATGCGTGCGTGAACACCAACGCCTCTTCAGAAACGCCCGGCCAGACTACAACCATACCCGTAATCTCCAACGGCGATACGGCCTTAGTGTCGATGAGTATCAAACACTCCTCGCCAACCAGAATTTTTCTTGCCCTATTTGTGAGGTAGAAATATCTGATACAATAGAGTATAAGGGAAAGCGACCAGTTGCCGTTGACCACAACCATGAGACGGGTGATGTTCGCGGTATACTTTGTTCGATGTGTAATTTAATGCTAGGCCACGCGAGAGAAAACACCAGTATTCTTTACAGGGCCATCGTGTATTTGAGTGAGCGCGGCGCGTATGCGCCGAAAGGTAAATGATATGAAGAAGCCAACTAAGGCCGACAAGAAGGTAGCCAAGGTCATGGGCGAATTTAAGCGTGGCACTTTGCACGCTGGCGTAAATCCCAAAGGCCCTGCAAAGGCTCCCTTGGCTAAATCGCGTAAACAGGCTATAGCGATTGCTCTGTCTGAAGCTGGCAAGTCCAAAAAGAAGTAAGGCTAAAATATGGCATATCGCAATAACCGTAAGCCGAATAAGGCCGAGATGGCTAAGAACAACCGTATGTATCAAGATACTGGGGTTCCTAACACCAACTCTGAAAACGGCGATAGCGAAGACAAGACCAAAGAAACCGAGATTGAACTCGCCGATGGTACGGAAGTTTCCATCGAAGAGCCAGAGATGGAAGACGAGCAGGTAGAAGAGCCTGTATCGGAAGAAGAACTTCAGAACATTATCACCGCCGAGATTGACGACGCGCAAGATTATATCGACGATGTGATCTCGCCGGAGCGTGCGCTTGCGGGCCAGTACTACAAGGGCGAACCCTTCGGCAACGAAGAGGAAGGCCGCTCTCAGGCAATCTCTATGGACGTGCGCGACACCGTGCAGGCCATGATGCCGTCGATTATGAAAGTATTTTTCGCGGCGAACAACGTCGTCGAGTTTGCGCCGAACGGCCCAGAAGATATTGATAGCGCGCAGCAGGCGACGGATTATGTTAACTACTGCCTGACACGCGACAACAACCTATTCAACGAATGCTATTCCACATTTAAGGACGCGCTGATCCGTAAGAACGGTATCATGAAAGTCTGGTGGGATACCGAAAAAGATGTCACGACCCACTACTTCACGGGTCTGGACGAAGCCACCTTCTCCGTCCTTCAGGCCGATGTCAATATCGAAGTCAAGGACGTAGAGATTACCTACGGCGAGATGATGGTCGAAACGCCGATGGGCATGATGGGCCAAACGCAGCCAGCCACCTACGATTGTACAGTAGTCCGTACAGTTGAGAAGGGCCGTCTGTGCGTTCAGTCTGTACCGCCTGAAGAGTTTCTAATTGACCGCCGTGCGCGCTCTATCGAAACCGCCGAGTTTGTGGCCCACCGTCGTTACGTTACCGTATCCGATCTTGTGAAGATGGGCTATGATTTCGATGAGGTTCAAGACCTTGGCTACGAAACCTTAGATGACTTCGAAGGCAACGAAGAAGCCTTCGACCGTAACCCGCAAGCCTTCGTTCAGATTACAGGCCGCACAGATACGACATCTCGCAAAGTCCTTTACATCGAGGGCTATGTGTATGTTGACATGGACGGCGACGGGATCGCGGAACTTTGCCGCGTCTGCGTTGCTGGCACGGCCAACAAGATACTTCACTACGAACCCTGCGACTTTATTCCGTTCGTAGACTTCTGCCCTGATCCAGAGCCGCACACATTCTTCGGCATGTCGATTGCCGACGTGACGATGGACATTCAGCTTATCAAGTCGAATATCCTGCGCAACACGCTCGACAGCTTGGCGCAGTCGATCCACCCACGCACGGGTGTAGTCGAAGGCCAAGTCAATCTTGAAGACGTGATGAACACCGAAGTCGGTGGCATTATCCGTATGCGCGCACCGGGTATGGTGCAGCCGTTCACGATGCCCTTCGTTGGACAGCAAGCATTCCCGATGTTGCAGTACATGGACGAACTGCGCGAGAACCGCACAGGTATTTCCAAGGCTGCGGCCGGTCTGGATGCAAACGCGCTTCAGTCTTCGACCCGCGCTGCTGTTGCAGCCACGATTACTGCTGCGGCGCAACATATCGAACTGATCTGCCGCATCTTCGCCGAGACAGGCATGAAGGGTCTGTTCAAGAAGTCGTTACAGCTTATCACTAAGAACCAAGACGCACCGCGCATGGTGCGTTTGCGCAACACATTCGTTCCGATTGACCCGCGTGTATGGGACGCGAACATGGACGTTGTAGTGAACGTGGCTCTCGGCACTGGCAGCAACGAAGAGAAGATGGCGTTCTTAGGCCAAGTCGCCGCCAAGCAAGAGATGCTCATGCAGATGGGCGCTCCATTGGTTGACATGCAGGGTTACTACAATACGCTGGCGCAGATGATGGCGCTGGCTGGATACAAAGACCCGACTGTGTTCTTCAAAGACCCAGCCATGATGCCGCCTCCCCCGCCGCCTGCTCCACCGCAGCCGACACCGGAAGAGATGCTGTCGCAGGTTCAGATGGAAGCGATCCGCGCTGACATCCAGAAGAAGGCAGCCGAACTTGAGTTGCAGCGCGAAGAGATGCTGCGCAAGGACGACCGTGAGCGCGACAAACTCGACGCCGACATGATGATTAAGGCAGCCGAGATCGAAGCCAAGTACGGCGCGCAAGTCAACACGGCCAACATCGAAGCGTTGATGCAGCGCGACCGTGAGTTCCTACGCCAGCAAGGCGAAATGGAACGTGCGGCTGTGCAGGCCCAACAGGCCCAGCAAAACGCGCAGATGGCGCAGGCCGTGCAACAAGCGCAGATGCAACCTGAAATACCGCCGGAAGGTATCATGTAATGTTTGAAGATTTTTATCTTCCGGAATTTAACGCGGACTATTTCGATGGTCCTGCGTTTCAGAGAGGTATTGCCGCTGCCGTAGGGCGGTATTTCCCGCCTGTTGCAGAGCCGGTTTATTACGCGCCTTCACCCGAACCCACCCCTACTTACGATTACCAAAGCCCCACCAGCGTCAACGATATTCCGCAGTTTATGGCCGAGGATTACGGCCTTATCGGCGCAATTACTAATCGTTTTAACACACCGCAAATATCTGCGGAGCAGTTGGCTGCTGAGCGTTACGCCGCAGAGCAGTTGGCTGCGGAGCAAGCTGCGGCACAGGCTCAAGCTGCGGCACAGGCTCAAGCTGCGGCACAGGCTCAAGCTGCGGCACAGGCTCAAGCTGCGGCACAGGCTCAAGCTGCGGCACAGGCTCAAGCTGCGGCACAGGCCCAAGCTGCGGCTGTTCCCCCCGCACCAGAACCAGTTTACACCCCGGCCGTAGAACCTGCGACTATCGAGGCCGAAACCGTAGCGCCTCTTGCAGCGCCTCTTGCAGCGCCTCTTGCGGCCCCTATCG